AAATAATAATAATGAGGAAACCTGCTACAGGTAAAAACCTCTGTCTTAATCAGAACCATATTGAAGTAAGACTACCATCAATAAGGAATTTATACTATTCCTAGTTTAAGCTTCCCAGAATTCAGCTTGAGCCGCATATAGCGCCCGGAATTCCGCATAACTTTGAGTCAACTTAGCTATAGCCCTGAGAGCTGGCATAGCTGAAGGTCTGACAACCCCCTTCATTTCAAATTCTCTACGAATTAGAGCTTTATTTAAAGCCTGTAAAGCAATTTCGTTAGAGTAGGAACTCATGTTATCACAAAATGAAATCCATAATTCTTTGAAAGTATCAATCTTCTTTCCATTTTTGTCTACAGCGTCTCTCACTTTAACCGATGTAGCCATTCGTTCAATACGTTTCCAAGGATCAGGCATGTAACCACAATATAAAGGTTCGCACAATACGTAACCAGAACAGAACGTTAGAGCTTCCGTAACAATAGTAGTTACTGACAAATTGTAGATTTCTGCCATTCTTTGTTCTCCTACTACAGGATCGAAGACATCATCTTTAGCTATTTTTACTCCTCCATCATCCCCAACAAACATAGCCATGATGATATTAAGCAGATGGTAATCATAAGCATCACATTGAGATACCATACACACAACAGAGTTACCTAGGAGAGTAGGTGCTTGACCAGTAGAACGCTGATAATCAATCACTAACCTAATTCCTTTGGCTCGAATCGACTTTCTAAGACAAGCCGTTTCCCATCTCTGTAAGAAATCCATCTTCAATCCGACGTGAGCATACACTGCCATTTCTAACATGTAGCAGAGTTCTTCTTGAGACTTATCACATTGCCTAACATCAATCTCAAAAATTTTGAACAATACTTCAGTAAGATTATCTCTCAAGAACTGATCCATGTCCTCCTTTGACTTTCTAGAGGCCAAGTAAACATTTGACTTCAGTAATGATTGGATCCTACGGAACACCTCATTAAAGACAGGACTGGTCAAAGCCACTTTTTGAGAATCATGAGAAACAATAGTTTGAGACCCACCGATCTTTGAACCCATCATGTCATCTGCTCTAGATTTTAGTTTATCTTTCACCATAAGATTATTC